TTTTTGGCATCGCCCGCTGGGGAGGAAACGCCGCGCTCGACGAAGGTAGTGTAATGATAAGAAAGAATGGCGAAACTGTGGCGTCGACTGGAGCGGTACATAATGTCGGTGGGCCAGGCTATACCAACTTAGGTTCAGGAGTCAATATAGATGAGAGCTTTACACACCATGTACAGGTCGATGGTTCACGCATATTCGAGTATATGTGGTCTCAAGGTTCAGGAGAGGCCACCGGCAGTCTTTACGCTGCTGGGCGTGGATATAGGTTAGGGTAAGGGAAAGAAATAAATTATGGATAATATATTGGAACTACTGAAATCCATTCCTATAGTAGGATGGGTTATTGGTGGTGTGGTTGTGTTAATAGGAGTGAAACTTGTTAGTAAAAAAGGCATTGGTGGCAATTCTACTGGCATTTCCGTTGATAGCATTCTCGGAAACCTTCGAAATAACAGAGGAAGAACTGAACGAGCTATCGACAATAATAGAGACGCAGCAGAATCAGTTGACAGCGCAGAAGACCGAATTGACGAATCTAAGCGAATTGTTGACGCTGCAAGCGACACTATTGACAGATCAGAAGAGCAACTTGACGAATCTCAGCGAGTCAATGAATCTGCTCGATCAACAGTTAACTCTCTCTCAGGTGGACTTGGAACAAACAAAGAACTCCTTAGTAGAGCAAGCGACATTATTAAGCGAGTCCGTTCTCGAAAGTCAACAGATTGAAAAAGATTTAAAAACATTCCAATTAAATTTAGCAATAAACCAGTGGATTGAGCGAGGTATTTGGGCTGGTGTTGTTATTATTACATATTTCGTAGGTGGTTTACTATCTTAATAATATATCGTCTCTAATAACTAAATACTTTAGAGGACGATATGGCTGTATCTGTAAATAAAGAAGAATTATATATGGGTGAGTACGGTGATGTGTTACAACTCACTATAACTGGTGATGAGGCTGTTAATTTATCTTCAGCACAAGCAGTGAAGATGTTTCAAAAATCACCAGCAAATGTAGAGAGTGAAATTAGTAATATTACTGCTGTTGGTACGAGTGTACTATCTCATACCATTATATCAACTGAATTTAATGAGCAAGGTATGTGGAAAATACAGGGTTATGCACAAATGCCTGCAACTGGTTCTACACCTATCATATATAAGTATTTTACACCAGTTTATATTTGCGTTAAAGACAACTTAGGAAGTTAGGAGATTAGTATGGCATTACCTTCAAACCGTACTGAATTTTTAGAATATTGCATGAGGAAACTTGGTAAGGGTGCAATCGATATTAATGTTACTTCACATCAAGCACAAGACCGAATAGATGAAGCAATTGAACATTTTCAGGAATATCATGATGAGGGTTCAGAGCGTGCTTTCATCTCATATCAATTAACATCATCAGATATTACTAATAAGTATATACTTCTTGCTAACCTATCCCCTAAGCCTCTTGGTATAAGTAGATTTCTTTCTACTAAGTCAGCAAAAGGTGGAACATCATTCTTTGATGTTGAATATCAATATATGGATAGCAATGTTCATAGTCTGTCTGGTGCTCAGATGCAGTATTATTATTTTGCAATGCAACATCTTGAGCATATAGAAAACATCTTCGATTTTCACACTTCTATCAATTTCAATAAGCATAGTACCAAAGTTGAGATTTTTGAAGATTGGTCAACGTTTGCAGCAGATGATTATTTGGTATTTGATTCTCTTGTTGGATTGAGTGAGAGTACATCCACAATGTGGACGAATCAATGGCTTAGAGATTATACAACATCATTAATAAAAAAACAGTGGGGTGATAATCTATCGAAATACGAAGGTCTTCAAACAATTGGTGGTGTTACGTTTAGTGGACAGCAAATATTAACATCTGCTAATGAAGAACTCGAAAAATTAGAAGAACGATTAAAGATGTCAGAGTCTGCACCTCTTGGTTTGTTTATAGGTTAGTATATGGCAACAAGATCTTTATTTAACAATACATCAAGTACGATAGAACAATCTACATTAGAAGATTTAATAACTGAATCAATACAAATCTATGGTGTAGATAATTATTATCTTCCTCAGACACTGAATGATGAGAACACTATCTTCGGTGAGGATTCAGCTACAAGTTCATACAACATTGCATATCCATTGGAAATGTATGTTAAGAATGTTGATGGTTTTGAAGGTGAGGGTGAGTTTGTTTCTCAGTTTGGTATTGAGATTAGAGATCAAGTAACATTTAGTGTTGCTGTAAATAGATTCAGTACAGAGGTTAATACAACTCAACAGAAATTAACTATAAACAACACATTCACAGCTGGAAACATATTAAGAGATAGTGGTAGCCCACAAAAGTTTGGTACAGTAGTTCAATCTGCTGGTGATGTTACTATTGTGAAAAATACGAGTGGTACATTTATAGCTGGAACAGTTACAGATATGCAGGATTCAACTACTGGTACGGTATCTGCTGTTGAATCAATAAGTGGCATAACGAAACCGAGAGAAAATGACCTTATCTGGTTTTCTACTACTAATCAATTATGGAAAATACAATATGTAGAAGATGAATCTATTTTCTATCAATTGGGTAGACTCCTTATCTATGATTTGCAATGTGAATTATTTGAATCTCAAGGTGAGTTGGTTGACACTGGTGTTTCTCTAATAGATACATTTGGTCAAACTATAGCCAAGGGAACGACATTTGAGCTCAATGCTGGTGGTAGTGGTACATTCACTGCTGGTGAGACTGTTTACCAAGGTGTTAATTTTGCTGGTGCAACTATGACTGCACTGGTAAAATCGTTCAACTCTTCTGCTCCAAGTATAGAACTTTACAACATATCTGCATTTCCTGCTGGTGACGCTGCACTTAAGGGTAATACATCTGCTGCAAACTGGACGGTTAATGCACTAACAGCTGCTGAAGTAGAAGAGAAAGAAATGGAGCAAACAGAGGCTGATAACTTTCAGATCGAAGAAACTGCTGATGATCTTATTGATTTTACTGAAAGCAATCCATTTGGAGACTTCTAATGTTAGGTACTTATTTCTACAATGACATTATTCGAACAGTAACTGCTGTATTTGGAACTCTCTTTAATGATATTAGTATCAAGCGTTTAAATGCCAGTGGTAGTGCAACGAGTGTTCAGAAAGTTCCATTGAGATATGCTCCAAAACAGAAGTGGTATTCACGTGTATTTGAAAATGTATCGGATACTGTAAAGGGTGATTTTGCTATTAAACTTCCAGCAATGGGGTTTGAATTAACATCAATAGCATATGATACAACGAGAAAACTCTCTCATTTGAATAAAGTTCGACAAGGTGGTGTTGTATCAGATAATCGTATTGAAGGATATACACCTCCGCCTTATACAATGGAGTATTCGTTATATTGTTTTTCAAATAAGACAACAGATTGGTCTCAAGTTGTAGAACAAATAATTCCACATTTTAATCCAACCTTTAATATACCAGTTAAACTTATACGTACAACGGCTCAAACCATTGTTCAAGATCTTCATATTACATTAAATAGTGTATCTCCAGATAATAATTATCAAGGAGATTTTAGAACACGTGATACATTTGTATGGAATCTTGATTTCACATTAAATACATCCTTTGCAGGTTCATTTTCTACACCTTCAGCTGTCATCAAAGGTGCAGTGGGTACTGGTGGAACTGATCCTGCTATTCTGATTAATATGTATGATGATACTCCAGATTCTGATCTTATCCTTGATGCTGGAGAAATAAAGCTTGATGCATTTTCAGTTGAAGAGGGTGATATTAGTGCAGATGGTGTTGGTGGTACGATTAGTGCTAACGCATAGAGATTTAAATGAGTAAGTATGATGAGAATCCGATTGATTTGGATGTGGTAAAACCACCTCAAGAAGAAAAACAAATAATACCAGTTGAAAAACATCTTCCTAAAAAGAATGAAAATATGGAAGAGGATATGAGAAGTGATTATGATAGTGTTCGTGATACATATCATGAGTTGGTTGGAAAAGGAAAAGATGCTCTTGATGGATTAATGGATGTTGCATCTCAATCTGAATCTGCACGTGCATATGAAGTGGTTGCGGAAACCATCAGAACAATTGCAGACACTAACGAAAAAATAATAGATTTGCATAAGAAAACTGTAGATATAGAACAGAAGAAAACTGAAATAGAGAACGAAAAGGGTGATAACGTAACCAATAACAATACCGTGTTTGTTGGTAATATGAAAGACTTCCAGCTAATGCTGAAAGATATGAAACGAGGAAATAATGTTGAAGTAGTTGCTCAGAAGGAAGGATAAAATGCCTGAGAAGACTAAGCAACATGTTGGTCAGAAAAAACTTGAAAAGGACTCTAAATACGATAAGTATGATGTTAGTGGTGATGGTGTAGTGAGTGATGATGAACTTGAACTCGTAAAAGAGATTCAAGAGATGGAAGCCAGAGAAGAAAAGGCAGATGCTCAACGAAAGATGTCTTGGGTTGCTTTATTGGGTATGGTTATTTACACTGGATTACTTTTCAGTCCTATTATACCAGTAGATAGAGTCAATGCATTAGGAGATCTACTTGGTCTATATTACATAGGACAAGCATCAGTTATCGGATTTTATTTTGGAGCACAAGCTTATATGAGTAGGAAATAGTGGCAGGAACAATACTTCCAGAAACAGTTAAGAAACCTAAGCAAAGACAGGATATTACGAAGGAACAGGTTGCAGAATATATAAAATGCAATCAAGATCCGGTCTATTTCATAGAAACGTATGTTCGTATTACCAGTATTGATGTCGGTGAAATACCTTTTGATATGTATGACTATCAGAAGGATATGGTAAATAATTATCATAATAATCGATTTAATATTAATCTACTTTCTCGACAATCTGGTAAGACATCTGCTGTAGCTTCATTTGCACTTCATCATGTTCTCTTTGAAGATAGAAAGAGTGTTTTAATACTTGCAAACAAATTTGAAACTGCTAAAGAGATTCTTGATCGTATTAAGAAGATGTACGAGTTGTTACCTATGTGGCTGCAACAGGGTGTTTTGGGTTGGGGTGCAAGTTCAGTAGAATTAGAGAACTATTCCAAGATTAGGGTTTCAACAACAACTCCAGATTCAGGTCGTTCTGGATCTATATCATTATTGATTCTTGATGAGTTTGCATTTGTTCGTAAT